AAGCGTAAGACTGGCTTTAATCATGTCATCGGTACGCATTCTATCTATAATTTGCATACCTTTTCTTGAAATTAGGTCATCTGGATTGTAAGGTCTTATATTATATTTGCTGTAATACATTGAGTCATTTACAGCTAATTCACCCATTTTAGGTTTTACATCTTCTTTGTGCGTAGAAAAACTCTTTTTAATTTTTGTAATATTGTCCAAGAAAGCCATGTTCTTTTAAGTTTATTTGAATTACTGCTAAAAATCAACAGAATTGGTAATTCTATCTCCAAATACTTCTGGTTCATCTGTATTGTAATTTTGCTCTAAGGGCATTTCTGCTACTGCATACCTTAAAGCATCTACAGGGTGGTCGAATCCATGTGTATCATAAGTCTCAATATTTCTTTTATCTACTTGTATTTGTTGTAACGATTTCCAAGTTAATGGACAATCTTCTGTTATATATAATGTAGGTTTTTCACCTTGCAGCCTCATGTGTATTTGTTGTGAGCCATATATTCTATCGTTATTTGCTCTATGCATAATCAAACCTTCTGACTCAAATATCTCAGCTAGTGATTCTCCTGTATTTTGTCTTGACCACATAGATGGGTCAGATGGACAATAATAAGATTTTATATTTGATTTTTTCTCATAGTCGTTGATATTTCTAGCAACCTCATTTGCAGGTAACTGCATACCTTTGTTCGTACCGTCAATAGAACCTACATATTCTTTAAAAACAACCATCTCTTTATTGCTTTTGCAGGCAATCCAAACAGTTGCAAAAGGTGCGGAAAATCCATAATCAAAACCTCTAATTATAATATCGTTAGGGTCTGGTTCATAAGTTGGTATAAGGTGGGTTGTAGTGTCTAACTCAGGAAAACAGACCCCTTCGATTTTGGACCAGTCACCGTATCTAAGTGCTTGATAGATTTTGTCACCTTGAAATTTAAGTCTTTGTTCATATTGTGAGTCAGCTATCTTTAAATATGGGTTGTCATCAAGTGTCGCAGGTATAAACAATCTTGATAAATTAGTTGTTGGGTCTTTCCAAATTGTATATGCACCTTTTTCTACAAAATGTTTGCGTACCCAATCAACATGTTTGCCGACTGGTGTACCTGTGCATCTGACTCTAGGTATAAGTTTTGGATTTGTGCTACGACACCTTGAATGTAGGTATAAATATTGCTCTTCTTCAAAAGATGTAATTTCGTCAAAAAAAACACCTGCAGAATATTCTTGTCCGTCATGTTGGTATTTGTCTTGTGATGTTTCCATGTGTGAAAAAAATATTTGCCCTCCACTTGGAAAACGCCACACTGATTTTTGCTCTTGCCATTTTGCTCCTAATTTAGGATAAATGTTTTGTGCGTAATCGATTAGCTGTCTTAACTCTCTTGTTGTTCTACGGAACACAACGGCTTTGGCATCTGGATACATCATTTGCCTGCATGCATCAATGAGCAATACCGAAGACTTGCCGCTTCCTGCACCCCCAAGATAGGCAACTTCAAATATTGCTCCTGCTTTTAAAAACTCTAACTGTTTCTTTGTAGGTTTCCAGATAGTGTTAGTTGATTCTGATGTCTTCGATACTTGGCTCATCTGTTGTTAACTCTGGTACTTCGATAATGTTAATTACCTTCTGTGTTTGGTCAATCTCTTGCTTAACTACATAGCCTTTATGTTTAGCTTGCGTTTCCAAGTAAAATCTGATACTAGGGTAATGTTTCTCCCTAATGAGCTCTAATAATTTGCTTTCTGCAAAATCTACTATTTCTTCTCTTACAGAGTCAAGTTTTGCCTGTAATTTTGGGTGACGCTCCATACGATTGTAAAAAGCATTACGAGAAATACCTGCAGATGCACAAATTTGTGTTACAAAACCCTTATGTTTTATTATAAGTTCTTCTAATTTTGCATTTGACACTTTTATGCCCATATCAATATTTTAGGGATATATTATTTTTTGTCAATAAAAAAGGTTTGGTTATTCTTCAAAACCTGTGTATAACCCGCATGATACATGATGTTTACAAGTCTGTGATTTGGTACTGATTGATTTGATAAATTAATAAATCTTCTAATTTTTTTTAGGTCACTTCCTGATATTTTTTTGTATTTATTTAGGTATTTATTAAGTTTATCTCTATTATGGGGTCTAAGAGATTTGTAATAGTTATTTTTATTTAGTTCATTTACAAATATTTGATTTAGATTGGTACAATATTTATCAAGACTAAAATTTTGCACTGTCTCCTTGTTTTTCATACCACAAATATATGCAAATGACTCATCTTGTAAAAAAGTTTTAAGTTTATCTTTTTGTTCTTTTGTATCAGAAAACATTTGCCAACTTTCGCTCCCTAACAATTCTGGCATAGTTGTTGCATTAGGAACACATAATGCTAGACCATGCATCATGCTTTCAAAGATGGATATACAAAAAGTTTCATATTGAGAATTAAATGTATTTGCATGGCATCTGCTCATAATATCATAATAGTCTTTTTGTGTGGGTACATCATATACTCTTGTATACGGTTTTTTGTTAATTATAGATACATTGTCTGGACCAACAGGACAAAGGGCAACCTGAAAATCATGTTTTTTATATAACTCGTCAAATATATCAAAAGTTATTTGCCAGTTTTTATATTGTTGCAGTCTATGGTTGTAAAGAAATGTAAACTTTTTAAACTTTTTATTTTTTACTACATCGTTTCTGTCATACAAGCCCATGTGTAAAACAACCGAGTTGTCGGTAATTAATTGTTCGTAGTTTGGCATATATTTTTTTACGTTGTCCAAAACCATTTGTTTTGTATATTCTGAGTTATATATATTAATGTCTGCTAAAATGTCACCAACTATTTGCCAATATACATATTGCATTTGATTTTCTAGTGGATATGGCAAAGAATCATGATAAATATAATGATGTTGATTTACAACTGTTATGTTGGAACTAAAGTGGCTATCTATAGATTTTAGCTGTCCAGTTACCTCTGGTATTTGATTGTATATTAAGTTTATACAATATTTTTCTATAATATTGTTAAAAAACGCACCGTCAAATGTTATATTGTTTATTTTTTTTGCAAGCGGTATTGTGTATGGTTCTCTAATAACATTAGGGTTATCAAAAAAACCATCGTCATAATATTTAAAATGTTTTACAGGAAATGGTATTATCCAATAAGTGTCTGGATATAT